GAAGACTCATTGGTCATCTATCGTCTTGCACGTGCACCTGAACGTCGTATCTTTTATATCGATGTAGGTAACATGCCGACTGGTAAAGCTGAAGAATATATGAAGAAGATCATGACTCAATACCGAAATAAGTTGGTATACGATGCTACAACCGGTAGACTAAAAGATGATCGTAAGCATATGTCAATGCTAGAAGATTTTTGGTTACCAAGAAAAGAAGGTGGCCGTGGTACTGAGATTAGTACATTACCAGGTGGTGAGAACCTTGGACAAATAGATGATATTTTATATTTTCAGAAAAGATTATATAAATCTCTTAATGTACCTATTTCAAGGCTTGAGCAAGATCAAGGTGCTAATATACTTGGTAGATCTACAGAGATTAATAGAGATGAATTAAAGTTTCAGAAGTTTATTGAGCGTCTACGACGTAGGTTCTCAGCACTCTTCTTAGATGTTCTTCGCAAGCAACTTATCTTAAAAGGAATCATAGCTGAAGAGGATTGGAAAGAATGGGAAAATGATTTAGTTGTTGAATACGCACATGATAATCATTTTGCTGAACTACGAGACGCTGAACTAATCCGTGAAAGATTACAGACTATGGATTTAGCTCAGAATTATATTGGCGAGTACTATTCAAAAGAATGGGCCATGAAAAATATTCTCATGTTAGATGATGAAGATATGAAAAGAATTAAAAAAGAAATTGACGGTGAAGTAAAGTCTGGTGAAGTCGATAATGGCGAAGAACCAGAGAATCAAGGAGATGATAATGAACGATGAAGCCGAAGTAATGGAACCAGAAGCAGAGGTTAATCCAATGCAAACGTTTGTTGATGATATATTAACAAAGAACTTTTCTGGTGCACAAACAACATTTAATGATATGTTAGGCACTAAACTTAGTGATGCACTCGATGCTGAGAAAGTAGCATTGGCTCAACAGGTATATAACGGCGAAGAGCCTGATGAAGATCAATTAGAACTGGATCTAGAAGACGATGATGCAGAATATGAAGATGATCTTGAAGACGGTGCAGAAGAATACACATCAGAAGAAGAAGTAGAAGATTAATTTGTTATAAATAACTGTAACATAATTATCACAGGTCTAAGATAAATGAAACTTATTACGGAATATAACGAAAGCGATGTTGAATGCATCGTGGAGAAAAAAGAGGACGGCTCTAAAAAATATCTGATATCAGGTGTTTTTGCTATGGCCGAATCAAAGAACCGTAATGGTAGGATTTATCCTAAGGCTATTTTAGAAAAAGCAGTTGACAAATATGTCACTGATCAAGTTAATACTAAACGAGCTGTTGGTGAGCTTAACCATCCGGAAGGCCCAACAGTTAATTTAGATAAGGTATCCCATCTAATTACAGATCTTCAATTTGAAGGTAATAATGTGATGGGTAAGGCACAAGTACTGGATACTCCAATGGGACAGATCGTAAAAGGTTTGCTCGAAGGCGGCGTTCAATTAGGCGTGTCAACTCGTGGTATGGGAAGTCTTGAACAACGTAATGGTACAGCGGTCGTTAAAAACGACTTTATTCTTAATACGGTTGATATCGTACAAGATCCATCAGCACCGAATGCATTCGTTAATGGAATTATGGAAGGTGTAGACTGGGTTTGGAATAACGGCATTATTGAAGCCAGGACAATTGAAAAAATGGAGACTGAAATTAAACAAGCTCCACGTACTGATCTCTATGAGACACAGGTCCGTGAGTATAAGAATTTCCTCTCGTTACTCAAACAAAAGAGCATGTAAGGAGAATAGCATGTCTGATCTAGAAAATCAGGTCACTGAAGCAGATCTCCATGACGAGGACGTTGTGGAAGAAGCTCACGACCCAAAAAATGCGGAAGACGCATCTGTCGCATCTGTTAAAGGCGCAGCTGGTAAAACAGCTAAGGCTCCAGAGCCAGCACCTAAGCAGGGCGTAAATATGCCGATGCCGAAAACAAAAGCAGGTATGTTGCAAGCTATGTATGCAAATTATTCTAAAATGAATAAGAAGCAGCTCATGGCAATGTATGGTAAAACAATGCATAACGAAGACCTTGACTTAGAAGATGAAGCAATTATGGAAAACCCAGAAGTTGCTTATGACTATCAAGGTGAATTAGATGCATTAGTTGAATCTGAAGCAACTCTATCAGAAGAGTTCAAAGAGAAAACAACCATCATATTTGAATCAGCAATGAAAGCAAAATTAGCAGAAGAAATCGAATCACTCGAAGAAAACTATGCTAACGAGCTTGCTGAAGAAATTGCAACAACAAAATCTGATCTCGTAGAAAAAGTAGATTCATATCTAAACTACGTAGTTGAGCAGTGGATGGAAGACAACAAGCTGGCAGTTCAAGCTGGCTTACGTACAGAAATCGCTGAAACTTTCATGAACAAGCTGAAAGATGTATTTACAGAGTCTTATATCGAAGTTCCAGAAAGCAAAGTCGACTTAGTCGATGAGTTATCTGAGCAGGTAGAAGAACTTGAAACTGCACTTAACGCTCGTACAGAAGAAGCGCTAGAACAAGCCAAGGCAATAGAAGATTATACCCGTGCAGCTATTGTAGCTGAAGCGGCTAAAGATCTTCCTGATACACAAGCTGAGAAGCTTGCAGGTCTTGTCGAATCTATCGATTTCGACGACGAAGAAACTTTCACTAAGAAAGTGGCTACCGTCAAAGAAGCACATTTTGCAGCGCCAGCTGTAGAATCAACCATTGCAGAAGAAACTGATGTTGATGCGGAAGCTGATACACAAGAGGTTTCTGAAACAATGGCGACATATTTGTCAGCAATCAGAAACTATAATAAATAAGGGAGATCCAAGGAAATGGAATCTTATTCTAACTTGGTCGAAAAATGGGGCCCTGTTCTTAACGAAGACACAGCTGGCTCTATTAAAGACAACCACAGAAAGCAGGTAACTGCTGCTCTGTTGGAAAATACCGAACGTGCTCTTACAGAAGAACGCGCTCAACTAAACGAAGCTGCACCAACAAACGCAACTGGCGGTTCAATCAATAACTGGGATCCAGTATTGATCAGCCTAGTACGACGTGCTGCTCCAAACCTAATTGCTCACGATTTAGCATCTGTACAGCCTATGAACGGTCCAACAGGTCTTATCTTTGCAATGAAGTCAAAGTACACATCACAAGGTGGTACAGAGGCTCTTTACAACGAAGCCGACACACAGTTCTCTGGTACTCAAGCTACTCCAGCAAATAACGTTGCTGATGGAACTGATGGTTCAGGTCTATTTAGCTACGCTGGTGACTCTGCTATGCCTGGTCCAAACCACGGTTCTGGTATGGCAACAGACTCTGCTGAAGCTCTAGGATCAGCTGGTTCAACAGACTTCGCAGAAATGGCATTCAGCATTGAGCGTCAAACTGTGACTGCAAAGTCACGTGCTCTAAAAGCTGAGTACTCATTAGAGTTGGCTCAGGATCTTAAAGCGATCCACGGTTTAGACGCAGAATCAGAATTGGCAAACATCTTGTCAACTGAGATTCTTGCTGAGATCAACCGCGAAATTATTCGTGTGATCAACGCACATGCTAAGCCTGGTGCTCAATCAGCACAGATCACTGCAAAAGGTGTAATTGATCTTGATACTGATGTTGATGGTCGTTGGTCTGCAGAGAAATTTAAAGGTCTCGGCATCCAAATCGATCGTGAAGCTAACCAAATCGCAAAAGATACTCGTAGAGGTAAAGGTAACGTGATGGTATGTTCATCAGACGTTGCTTCTGCTCTAGCTGCTACTGGCATGTTAGACTACTCACAAGTACTAGCTTCTAACACATTGAATGTAGACGATACAGGTAACACATTTGCTGGTACTCTGAATGGTCGCATGAAAGTGTACATCGACCCTTATGCAACAGTTGATTATATCACTGTTGGCTATAAAGGTGCAAACGCATACGACGCAGGTCTCTTTTACTGCCCATACGTACCATTAACAATGATGCGTGCAGTTGCTGAAGATACATTCCAGCCAAAAATTGGTTTCAAGACACGATATGGTCTTGCATCAAACCCATTTACACCTGGTTCTTCAAGCGGCCTAGGTACAGTTCGTCAGAACCAGTACTACAGAATTATGCGTGTGAATAACATCTTAAACGCTACATAAGAATAGGGTTAACCTATCTAACTAGGGCGCTTCGGCGCCCTTTTTTTTGTATAAATACATGTATGATTAAACTTACAGAGAACGCAGAAGAATATTTAAAAAAGGTTGGTAAACCTTATGTTTCACTCAATGTAAAGGGTGGAGGATGTTCAGGCTTTCAATACGAATGGGGTACAACAGATAAAGAACCCACTATAGGAAATCTATGGTTAGATCCTATGGCAGAGATGTTTGTATTTGGTTGTACAATAGATTACGTAGAAGAGCTTGGCGGATCTTATTTAAAGGTTGTAAACCCTAATGCGACTGCATCATGCGGATGTGGTGAAAGCTTTGCTGTATAGGAGATATAAATGGTTTATAATATAAATGAAAATTATTTAGAACCAACAGGATTTAAATTGATCTTAGATAGAAAATTTTATCCTAAGACAGAATATTTCGTAACAAGCGTAAATCATCCTGAAGTTGCTTTACCAGGCGTAGAGGTTCCTTTTAAGTCAATATCTACTCATCAGCCAGGTGATAGATTACAGTTTGGTGAATTAATATGTAATATAATACTTGATGAGAATTTAGTTAACTATAAAGAAATGTATAATATACTAAAAGAAACAGTACAAGTAAATGAAATAAATAGACTTACAAGAGATGTTACTCAACAACCACTTGATATGGATTTAAAGCTTATTACCTTATCAAGTAAAAATAATGCTAATAAAGAAATTACATATTATGATTCAAGACTAACATCAATTGGAGGAATTGAATTAGAATCAACAAGAGCAGATATACAATATCTTACTGTGCCACTTTCATTTGAATTTAACTACTTTGAGATTGAATAAATAAAATTATGTTAACACCTTTGATGAAGCCCAGAGAATGGGAATTTATGAAACCATATTTAAAAGAAGATATGGTAATGTTAGAATATGGATCAGGACAAAGCACTGAAATATTTGCAAAACTTGTAAAAACTTTATATTCTATTGAACACCATAAAGGTTGGTACGAACAAGTACAACCAAGTTTAATTTTCCATATGAATGTAAACTATATTCATATTGCACCTAATGATAATAGTTTTTTACCTTATGGACCTTCTAAACCTGAATGGTTTAAAGATTATATCAATTGGCCTAAAAAGCAGTCACAAACTTTTGACATCGTATTCATCGATGGGCGAGCTAGACAGTTTGTTGCCGAATCTATTATAGATAATATAACAAGTGATTCTTTAGTTTTTTTACACGATTATACAAATGGTTGGCCTGAAGATTATCCAGCTAAAAAAAGACCAAGGTATGATAGAGTTTTAGAATTTTATGATATTGTTGATGCTGTACATACACTAGCATTATTGAAGAAAAAATAGAAAGTTATATAATGAATCTCGAAACTGTACTCGAGATGTGGAAAAAAGACTCTGAGATCCCTCAGTATAATCTTGATGAAACATCTAGACAAACCCCTACACTACATGCAAAATATATGGAGTTTATGTCCATAGCCCGTCTTC